GTCACTGTAGGGTTAAAGGAAGTCGTTTTTGTGGCAAGTGTGTGAAACAAAGAACCACAGGAGGATTTGCTTGGCCAATAGGCGGGTGGCAAGTCCGCGAGGATCGGGAACGAAACAAATGCGCGCAGCGTAGACATACGTCGGTACTACAACCACGGCACTTAGGTCATAAACTCGGATACCAAAAACATGCGGATGGAAAAGAGAAAACATACCCACAAATCTCCGAGTCAAAAGTCCAAAAATTCCAGAACCTGCACTGAATTACCCGTAGCATTTCATCCTTCTTTTTCCGTTTGGGAGGAATCGTCAGTTGGCCCCAAACAAGCCTGCAACGCGAGCCGCGCGAAGGGTGAAACAGGCTCACTGAATTCTAGGCGGTGAAACAGAAATACCACGCACAGACTAGCCTATAGCCGTGTTCGGTGAGCGTACTATAGACTTCCATAGTGTGTGCATGGCATTTTACAAAACTGCCCGGACTTCAGCCGGAATGCATGACCACGAGGCGGAGTGGTCTGTTAAGCCTTTCTCAGCTCTTACTTTAATGTCTTGCGCCCACATATCGAACCCGCCCACGGCCACACCGTGTTTGAGTCCGAGTGAGTTCTTGATGAGCGCATCCTGGACGTGGCCAGGTTGGAACGCAACAGTCATCCGACTGTGGTTGCGCTTCAGCTCTGCGAGAATGGCTTTGGCACTGTGGGTGCCTACTTCTACATTGCACGTATAAGTGATAGGGTCGTATTTATTTTCGATGATGAGCCTACCATCTTTACTATATTTTCCCAACTCTTTCTCTGATGTTTCTGCCATGGCATAAAAGGCAATGTATAAAGACTCAATCCTGCCATAAAACATGGCCGCCAGAGCATAAGCGCGAGCGGTCTGGGCCACAAGCCTTTCTTGCTCCGTGATATCGGCTCTGCTTTGGGCATGGACACCGGTCTTCTCGATATACCTTTTGATCGACGGAATCCAAGGATAACGCGTCGAAAGTAGGCCATCCCTGGCCAAGAAGTGTGCTCCGATATATTCGGCTCTGCCATTGACAATACATTTGAATTTGGATTCGAATCCAATTGTGCCCATGTTCAGGATAATTTGGGCCACCGCTTTAGAACAGGAGAACCACCGGCTCCCCTGTGCTAGTCCATCATCACCCTCAACTCGAGGATGGAAATATACGGTTTTAGGAATGGGTGGAAGCACGCCGTCTTTGAAGTTGGTTGGATCAGAGTAATATTCTTGCATGATCTTCTGCAATGAGGGGTGAATTTTGAAGAGGAAGTTGTGACTACTGGTCAGCGAGTCCGAATCATTCGCGGAACAATTGGTCTGCTTACAACGACTAAGCATAAACTGGCCTTCTTTGTTCTTGCAAAGTATGTGCTCGGGGTTACCGGTCATAGTGGCTAAAAGAGCAACAGTTTCATTTGCAAAATTCACGCAGGAGGTGAGTAACCAACCGCTGTCGAGATAAAACGTCTTCGACTGAAAAGTGGTCTTCTTCTTACCGTTAATTTTCACCGTAGTCATATACATGCAGGTCATGCGCATACCGTTCTCCCTATCATATGAGATCACGGTCTTATATCTGCTGGCATGTTGGCCGCAGAACGTGCGTGCTATAATATTGATTATGGCCTCAAGGGCAACCAAGGCAAAGTCGAGATTACCAGGGGAGCGTTCATTCATCTCCATGGAAGTCTGATCAACCTCGACCATACATACTGGGAAGCCCAAGTCACGCGAGAATGTCTTGACCGTCTTGTCTAGACAGGAGTCCCTCCTTTGGTGTTTGATAGAAAGTTTCTCTAAGGGAGCACCTGGTCCAAACATAAGATGGGAAAAGGTAGCACACGTGACATAACATAAAGCCATAAGCTCCAAACCATTGTTGCAGATTCCTCTGATTTTGGCATTTTCCTTGTTTACCAATTCCCATTTGGCATTCAAGGCCCGCATGGGTAGGCCTCCAGGTTTTCCTCGCTTGGCTGATCGGGCCATATCGTTTTGCGCTTTTGCTGCTTTGCATTGAGCGAGGGAAAACTTAGATAATGTATACTCACCTATGTCCATACCGCCTGTGACATATTGCATAGCTTCGAGAGTGGGCTTAGGGCGAAGGACCTCGCGATGGAATTTCTGCCAAAAGCGACAAACCCCTTGTCCTGAAACCGAATCTATATCAAAAGCATAAATGTCACCACGGCCGGTCACTGGGTCGACAGTAGCAGGGTTAACATTCTGGATCATGCGTGTTTCGGCAACGTCTGCGATACATCGTGTGTCATGCAACGTTGATGGAACGGAGATAGCTCCTACTACACGCGCACCAGAGTGCTTGGTCGCAACCATCAAGTGTCCAGCTGGTTTCACTGGTGGGTCTAAGAAGGGGGCCCGCTCGCCTTCCACGGCAAGCATAATACTGTGTGGTGTGCCAAAAGTACGATGCAGAGGATCGCGTAAAGGATCAACCCCAGGGGTCTTTTCCTCCATGGGACATTTCTGCGGATGGGTAAGGGCATGAAAGTTGGGTCTAGGAACTTCAATAGTAGTAGATACTGGGTAACAGCCATGATCCGCAACAAACTGCCAGATCTGGCGGTTGCGTTGGTGTTTACGTGCGATGGTACTGTTGCGCTCCACCAAGCGCTCGTACTCTGTCTGTGGGATGACCAACGCGACCGCGCCAGAGGCCACATCCCGCGACGGCCCCTGCGCGTCGGTTTGTCAGACAGGGACGTAAGCCTCCTTCCTAGGCCTACCGAAATC